ACCTCCTCCATTGTATAACTTGTATAATTAATAATATAATTGTCGCACCTAAATAAATATAGTCTGGAGTAATCGTAACCGTCATGATCGTTATTTTAATCAAATGTAAGCCAATCTTCTGACTCTTTTTCTTTTATCTTTGTAGTACCTTTTGTCCATTCTGGATTAAATGGGCAGTGTCTACATTTGTTTCCACAACAAGTACCTCTCTCTAAATGGAAAAGAGCGGTAAAAACCACCCTTCCATTTTCAAGATAGTAATGCACATTTTCTATTACTTCTTTTTTCATTTTATAGAGTAAAATCTATATTAGATAATTTCACACTGTCCAGAAACACACGCTAATTCGCCCTTTTGATCAGTATTATCTTCTACTTCAATTACTTTTGATAAGTCTATTTCATGTAAATTAGATATTAAACTATCAAACTCTTCTTGTGTTATAGATTGAAAAGGGGCTTGGACGTAGCTTCCGTTGTCATAAGGAAGACAAGACAATGCTGTGTAGTTATTCCTATTATCCCATGCCCATTCTCCAACTTCTGGCCATTCTTCTGGCTTTAGAGAAATGGTTACAGATACATTGTGAGTATTTCTACCTGTTCTATGTCCAGGTTTAATCCAATCTTTGTGCATCTTTTCTACTCTATGAAGAAGATCCATTGCAGACTCAGACCTTAAAATTGCTCCTTCAGGTGCTCTTTGTGGTACTGATACAACTGCTTGTGATTGTGGTTTGAAGTATTCATCTTCAACCAATTCTGGATGGTAGATAGAAAGATGCGTATAAAGAGCTTCATTTTTACCAAGCCTCATCCTACGAATATAGAACTCATCATGCCATGCGTGAACACCAGATGATGTACCAAGAACCATTGATGTAGTTCCAGAAGGCTTAACAGTTGTACAACGAGCTGCTTTATTAATATTAAGGATCTTTGCTACCCTTTCATTCTCTTCTTTTACAATAATAGCGGCTTCTTTCATGTTTAATTTCAATACTGCTCCAGAAGCGATACCAGTCATACCAACACCAATCAATGCATCTTTCTCAGTTGTTTTTTTCCAAATATCACGAAGATAGTGGAAGTCAGTATATGAAGCTTGAAGTGTTCCAATAAATGCTGCGGCTTTAACCCTTTCATTTAAATCTTCTTGAGACTCTAAGTTAGACACGTTTACTTCACACAAGTTACAGAATTGGAATGGCCTAAGTGCAATTTCAGCACATGGATTAGTTCCCCAATCTTCATCATTAGTCAAAAAGAATCCAGGTTCACCGGCGTTAGACAATTCGATCTTTTTCCAAAGAGCCATAAAGTCTTCTTTCTCAACACGATCACGTAAAATAACAGCAGAGTTGTTTGCACGACCACGTTGTGGATTGTTTTCCCACCAACTACCAAACTTAGATGTAAGCATCTCTTCATCATTGAAAGAGAATAAGCTAATCAATGCAGCACGACGAATACCTCCAGACAATACTGCATCAGCAATATAACATATAATATCATGACATTCAATAGGATTTAACCTGTCGCCTGTCTCTTTACGATCAAGAATCTTTTGGATCTGGAATAAGCACTCTTTTAAAGGTTCAGGACCAGGTGCTTTACCGCCTGCTGTGATCAACATAGCTCCTTTTGGCCTAATATCACGTAAGTCAAATTTAGGTCTAGGTCCACCTACAAGATAAGACTTCATCAATAGTTTGACTGCGTCTGCCCATCCTTCAATTGAGTCACTAACTAAGTATCTTTTTTCTTTGATAGGCTTAATAATTTCAGGTAGCTTCTCTACATGATGACGTTGTACAGAATATCCTACTCCGCAACCACCAAGTAAAAGGAACATTATTTCTGAAAATACACGCCAATCATCAATAGGAGCGAAAGAACAGTTAAATATACGAGCATTATTAATCTCAATGGGTTTTCCTGCAAACTGCATTGAGCGCATTGACGGAAGAATTTTTTTATCATATACTAGTTTATAAACGCTTTCAATTTCGTCTGTAAGATGAGGGAACTTATTTATATGCATGTTCTTATTCCTCGTAACTATTTCATTCCAAGTTTCTCTTCTTTCCAATTCTGGCAGATATTTTGCATACTTATTGTACACAGTAATTTCAGACAAAATCTGTTGCGTGATGTCCATTTTTAGTTTTGTTTAAAAAAAGTTTAAAAAATAAAAGTTTAATTAGACGACTTAAAAGTCCTCTATTAGTTCTATAACCTATTATAGTAAGATCTGTGGTTGGTTGTCTACTTAACTACCTGGTAAAATACTACCTTTTGAAGTAGATTGAGTTAAAACAGGATTGCTTGTTTTCTGAATCTGATTGATCTTAGATGTGGTCAACCTATCAAACTGATTGTTTGACGTGGTATTAAGTTGTGCAATCTTATCATTATATTTAGTAGGAGTAGCTTTAGTACGATAGTTATCTCCTTTGATTGCCTTTTTAAATAGATCTATCAAGAAATTCATATTAGTCCGTTTTTCTCTAATAAATATAGCCTTTTCAGGTTAATTTATAAGCCCAACTCAAAAAACTTGTTAGATAAGTATGCCTTTTCATCTCTATCTAATCCTGAGCTAAATGGTTTACTTGAACCACTAGCGGGAGTTGATGTGTCAAATGTCAATTCATCATCATCAAGGCTATCAGGATTGATTTCAATACTACCATTATTAGTGCTTATCTTTGCAGAGTAAGTCATTCCGTCCATGCCATATCTGTTTTTCATAATATGAATACGACCTGTACCATTGACTTTATCTTGCCTTTTCCTTGATAGAGACATTGCAAAGTCTGCGATCATCATCTTATTATACGATCCAGCTGCTTTATCACCTTCAATAACATCATCTTTTGCACCAGCCCTATTTACCTGAGATACTGTCCAGATAGGTACTTTAAGCTCTCTTGCCATACCTTTTGTTGCCGTATAAACATCATCAATAGCATCTTTAGGATCGATTGACTTAGTTTTACTTTTTAATAGATCAACATAGTCAATAATAACCAAGTCTGGAGGATAACCTAGATCAGAGCACTTCTGAATGTGGGCTTCGATCGTATGAGTAGTTGCTTTTCCCATAGGAAACTCTTTGATAACAAGCTTGCCTTTCAATTTGCTCACTGCTTCCTCAATGGCGCCGCGATGCTTATGAACCTGTTGTACATCTATTCCTGTGAATAGAGAGTCATAACGTTTGCCTACGTAGTACTCAGATAGTTCTAAGGTATAATGACATACCGTATATCCTCTTTGTACAGCCATAGCTCCTAGATTAACTAGCATCCATGACTTTCCTCCACCAGGATTTCCGAATATAAGGCCAAGATCTCCTTTACCAAGTCCTCCCATAAGAAGTTCATTGATATGCGGCCATGATGTAGGAATAGCTGCTCGCTCTTCTTCACGATACCTTGTCTCAATATCTTTTTCATATTCGTGACCAATAGACTTTTCTTGTCCTGCTTTCAAAGCTTGGTCCATCATATATTTGATATCGTCATATTGACCTTTCTCTAACAACGTAACAGAATTAAGGATCGCTTTTTTGATCTGTTGATTTTTACAAAAGCTGCTAAACTCCTGCTCTACATATTCCCTATCCTCATTAGCTGATTTATAGGTTTCTTTAAGTTGCTCTACAACGCTAACTTTCAATACTTCATTTTCTATCTTTCTTACTTCTACTTGAAGTGCATCAAGTGATGGAGTAGTATGATACTTGTAGTAGTATCTTAGAATCTCACCGACAATCCACTTATGTGCTGGATTATCAAACATTTCAGTATCAAGAATGTCGTTTATGTTTTGAAGAAACTCTTTATGCTTCAACAAACTAGACATTACCTTGATTTGAAAACTAACACCGTACTGCTGTAACTGATTTAATGACGCCATAACTATTTATATTTTGATAATTCGTTAAAGTGATTAAACAACCATGTATACACGTTAGGTATAGCGTTGCCTAATTCATCATCATGATACAAATTAAGAAATTCTTTTGAATTGAACTCCTTCGAAGGATTAAGTAACAAACTATTTATTTCTTCTAGTGCCTCTTCTGGAATATTAGGATCTTTTAAGTCCATTAGCTTTTTATTAATCCTTAGTTGATACTCATAATTCTTAATCGATTCTAGTATCTTAGCCTTTCCTTCACAGGATTGCAATATGCCATCTAGACTAATCTCTTCTTCAGAACCTAGTTGTGGAAACAACTTGAGCATAGTCTTACTTCCAAGACCTTTTACTCCAGGTACATTATCTCCAGAATCTCCAAGAAGTATCTTTTGAGTTAGAAAGTTCTTTGGTGTTACACCGTACTCTTTTAGTACTAACTCTCTATCATAGAACTTCTTTTTAGTAGGAGAGTAGATTGTTACTTTATCTGAAACTAACTGTAAGTAATCTCTATCTGAAGATACGATTGTAACCTCTCCAGTTAATTTTCCTGTAATGTAACCGATAACATCGTCTGCTTCAATCTTATCGATTGAAAGCAAATCAACAGGAAGTTGTTTTAGATAATAGATTAATCTAACTATCTGATTAGTAATTGCATCAGATTCATCTTGTTGTGATTCAAATGAATCCCAATTTGTGACTCTTTTAAGACCTCTATTACCTTTATATTCTGGATAGATATATCTTTTGTTTGTTGATGCACCTTGACCATCGAACACTAATATCACTCTAGTCGGCCTAATTAATTTAATTACGTAACCTAAGGAACGTAAAAAGCCTGTTAATCCTCCTATATGTGATAGATCTTTATTTACCCACCCGATAGCAGTGAATGCTCTTAAGAAGGTGTTTAAGCCGTCTACAAGAAGCACCCTACTATCAACATGGTTTTCGACTGTTTCTTCTTTTAAAGAGTCGAATATTTTTTTGTATTCTGGGTTCATTAATCGTTGTATTTCCAATAATATCCTCCGGCTGATTTAGGCATATTTAATATCCCTGAATTAAAATCAGCATAACTTCTGCAGGCGGACGATATATTTGTTGTTTTTTTATCCAAGCTTCTCATCGCCTCTCTGATTCCATTGTATACTTCTAACACTTTATGAGTGGTCGTCTCTATTTTACACACTCTTTTTGATTTAGGGTGTAACTTTCCTAGTCTACCTAAAAATGTCTTTTTGTTCATGTCTCCAGATATTCTACTTCTTCCTTTTTGCCATCCAGAATCAAGATAGATTTGAGAGTCAGATTTGTTTATCAATATATCATTTTTTTCTTTTGTTAGCCAAATTTTATTTAGAGTAGGAGGTTTTCTTCCATTTATTTTATGCATTGGATTACCTTCACCTTTTGTAGTAACCATTCCTAACGACCAGCCATTTTTTAAATACCAGTCTAACTTTTTTATAGAGACCAGCTGTTCTATACTTCCTTTACACACCCACTTAGTTTTGATGTCGAGATCTTTTTGGCTTCTAAGTCTATCTAGTATAAGTTTAGCTGCCCCTAATTCGCCTTTTATAAAATGAATATTAAAGTGATCTTCTATACTGACACATGCTAGATTTTCTATGCTATTATTTGCACTATTTCCATCTATATGATGGATTTCATACGATCTACCTTTTTCATCTTTTGGTATATCTCCATAAAAAGACTTCCATACTTTTCTAGCTATAGATGTATCTCTTCTTATCTTTTTCATAAATAAAAATGGTCCAAAAAAACAAAGGAGCTCTAACCTTCCCAAGTTAAAATGGACCAATAAGTTTACTATAGATAGCTAGTTAGAGTAGCTTGTCTATCTATAATAAATATCTGAGTACTATGCTCCTTCGTTATCAAACATATCAGGTCTAAACGAGTCTTCTTCTTCAATAACATCGAAAGACGCCGATCCTAGCACTTTTGTCCACTGATCGGAGTATTGCTTTTTATACTCATCAAGAGCCTTTTTATCATCCATAATAAAACCATGAACAGTCATAATCACTTTGTTAACTGCTGTTACTCCTGTTACGTGATTTTTATCGCAGCTAATCCTGGTTCTCTTAGCGAACTCTACTTCCTTTCCATTTTTAGTGGCCTTGATCTTATTGGTACCGGCTCTTGCAATGTTACCAAATGTGATAACGAGTGATGCATCGAAGTACATCGTGGTACCACCTTTGTTATTCAAGGTAGGTTGACCCATTGGTGAATCAGGTTTAGCTACCCATACTTTGTTAACTGCAACTAATGTATTAGTATAAGGTTGTGATGCTTTACGAGATAGGACAACTCTCTGATTAATGAAGTTGCCGAATGTTTGAGACATTGCTCCTGCATTCCACTCATTATTATTAGTAGACTTTTCAATACTCATTCTACAAGGGATAGATCCTACAGAATCCCAGAAGAAACAAATGTCATGAGGTAGTGTGCCTCTCTTCTGTTCATCAAGAATATCAGCAATGAAAGCACCTACATCTTCTACACACTCTAGTCTTTCACGATCGATATACAAAAAGAATCCTTTGTAATCAACTACTTCACCTGTTGCAGGATCTGCTACTTCTTCAAATTGGAATCCCATTTCTTTAGCGTGACTCCAATCCCATTTCATCTCTGTAATAATAAACACAGGAAGAATGCCCATCTTTTGAGCTGAAACTGCAGCTTCAAGAAGTGCCGTTGTTTTACCTGTATCAGAATGCCCTCTTAGAAGAGTAATGTGACCAACAGGAATTCCTGGAATCTGGAGTGTATCTTGAAATGCTTGAGATAGCGGTATCCACCTTTGCTCTTTAAATACAACGCCTGCTGAAAGGTTCTTTCCCTTTTTAAATTTCTCTAGATCAATAGTGCCTTTTATTGCACTATTTATAGTACTTGTTAATGATTTTGCCATTTGCGAAACTGTTTAGTTAAAAAACCCCGGCTTGTAACCGGGGATTTTATTAAAGATCACTGAAGAGATCGTCAATCGAAGAATCGACGCTTGCTTTTCCAGTATTCAAGGTATATTGTCCTGCTGCTTGAGGCTTTTCCCAAGGAAGATCTCCTGTAGGTTTAGTTTCAACAGCATCAGCTTGCTCTTTTAGCTCTTCTTCAGGGTTCAAGTGCTTAAGAAGAGATTCTTTCATCTCGTCATAAGAATACTTTTTGAATTGAGCCAAAGGATCAGGTTGATTATCGAGCCAAGTTTTTACCTTGTCTGCATCTTCTGAGAGTTGCGTAGACTTTGTTCTAACCCTAACAGTTGAAGTGTTATACATCAAACCAGTGGTTTCTTTACCAGCTGTTTCAACAGTAATGTCACGACCTGTAATAGGATCTGTGTAGTCTCCTACATCCTCATCTTCAGCAATACTCAACAAGTCCATGTACACTTGCTTACCGAATTCCCAAAGCCTAACGCCTTTGTCTTCTTCACCTCTTACAATAACAGGTGCAAAGATACGCATTTTAGGTTCAAGCTTCTTAGCGAGTGACCAGTTTTCTTTGTCTCCAGACTTGCGAAGTCCTTGAGCAAATTCAACAATTGGATCCTTTTCACTAAAGTTAGCCAAACTCATCATGGTCCTGTTGTTGATACCATAATGCATTAGAACCTCTTTAAATGGATTTTGCTTGTCAAACTTAGATGGTACAATACGTACTGAGTGTTTTCCCACGGTAGGCCTCCAGATAGTCTGGGATAGGTCCTTTTTTTGTCCTCCACGTGGATTTTGTAGAGCCGACAATCTTGATTTTAAAACCGATATATCCATATGTAACTAATTTCGATAAATATAAGACAAAAAAAAGATTGCATAACAATCTTTATTTCTAGTGAGATAAAAAAACCGGCATTTAGCCGGCTTTACTTATTTTTTAAATTACGCCTTTTTTAAGCTTAAATAAAACGTCTTTTAATTGTCTAGCAAAATCCTTTTCTATATCAGTGTATTCTCCTTCTTCTGATTCAAGCGCTGCAATTGCATATAATTCAACGTAGTCTTCAAATGCTGGTAAGAATTGCTGTTGTAAATTGTAAAGCTCCTTATCAGTTTGTTCACCTTCTTTTATAAGTCCTGCTATCTTTTGTAGCTTTTGTACTTCGTTTAATTGCTGTTTCATGATATTAA